AAATTCGAAAACCCCGCAATGTCGGCGGTTGGCTCCGGTGTCAAGTCTGTACTGTTCGGACACCTGCCTTCCTACAAGATTGCAACCACCGGACTGGACTTCGCAGTTTCTGCGGACGCACAGTTCGAAAAGGATGTTACGGTTTACCGCTGGACCTACCGGTTCGACGGCAACCTGTCTCACGCATCCCACGTGAAGTACCTCACGACTTCCTAGTCACTGGTACTGCGAAGGCCCTCAGGGAAAACCCTGGGGGTCTTTGCGTATTTCTGGGGCTTTTTGTTTAGACTGTCCCCATGGGATACGAAAAAATTAATGCGGCAGTTTCTGTAGCTTCGAACTTTTATGGGGCTTCTACCGGGTATGGGAACCAAGTCACCTATTTGTTGGACAGGATGAAGCGCCACAAAATGGATGTGGCCATGCTGGCAAACTATGGCCTAGAGGGTCGCTTTGAGAAAATCAAAACACGGTTCGGGACTGTGCCTGCTTACCCGCGGGGCTTTGCCCAACACTCGCATGACGTTATCCCGGTTTGGCATTCGCACTTCACTAGCCAACATGCGGACAAACCGCGGGCGCTGTTTACTTTGTATGACGTGTGGGTTTTTAATCAGATGAAGTTTGAGGACCCGATTATTTCTTGGGTGCCCTTGGATCATGTGACGTTACCGCCTGAGGTGGCTAAGTTTTTGAAACGTGACAATGTGACACCAATTACGATGTCCCCTCACGGTCAGAGACAGTTAGAAGCGGTCGGTATAAAGTCGACTTATATCCCTCACGCTGTAGACACCAACTTATATAAACCGACCTTCGAGATTGATGGCAAACCTGCCAGACAGTTCATGGGTATTAGTGACGACACTTTTCTGGTAACGATGGTGTCGGCTAATAAGGCGAACGGGATTGTTCACCGTAAGGGTTTGGCAGAAGCTCTGACGGCTTTCGCGATGTTCCTGCATGAGAAACCGGACTCGCATTTGTATTTACACATGGAGCCCTCTAACGCCTATGGCGGGTTTGTTATCCCTCGCCTTTTGCGGGCGGTCGGTATTCCTCCAGAGAAAGTTACTGTGGCTGATTCGACCCAGTTGCGTATTGGTTATCCGGTGGAAACCATGGCGGCGATTTATACGATGTCTGACGTGTTGCTTATGCCGTCTTATGGGGAGGGTTTTGGTATCCCGCTGATTGAGGCACAGTCGACAGGGACTCGAGTGCTGACGTCGTCGTGGACTGCCATGGCTGACCTTGCTGGCCCCTCGTCGTGGATTGTTGCGGGGCAACCGTTGTGGGATGAGACTCAGGTGGCGATGTATCAGATGCCGTTGATTAGTTCTATTGTTGATGGGTTGAAGCTGGCTTATGATGCGCCGCGGGGTGTTGATGATGAGTCCCGCGAGTGGGCTAAACAGTTTGATGTGGAAAAGGTTTGGCAGGAAAAATGGCTGCCATTCTTCAGAGAGTTTTTCAGCGCTTAAGCCTTGACCCCGTAAAAGTAAAGGTCCTGTGACTCGGGGTTGTACTCAAACGCATGTTCACTAAACATTGCGTTTAGGTCGAACTCTTGTTCGAAGTCTTGTTGGTTGAGGTTGCGGTAATAGTCGCCGGTGTGTGGTGATGAGCCACGGTCTGTTCGGCTTGTCCCGTGTTCGGGCCTACCGTCGGAGGCGCAGGTGATGAGTACGGCGGTGTTTGCCATGCGGTGCATGTTGGTAAAGGTGGCGACCCATTCGGGGTTGTGCTCGAAGCATTCTGCCGATACGGCTATGTCGAAGCTGTTGTCGGGGTAGTCCAGTTTTTCTCCGCCTGACACAACGTCTACGCCGGGACCGGGGCCGATGTCCACACCGACATAACGTGTCGCGTTATAGAAGTCGCGGACGGTGCCGTTGATGTTGAGCGATCCGACTTCGAGGACTTGCACACCTTCGAACCATTCGGGGTGAGCTGTTTTGATTTTGCTAAACCAGGTTCGTTGTTGTTTATGAGCCATCACACTAGGATACCCGTATGCTTCCTAACTTGATTGTGCCGGTGTTGAACCGTTACGACCTGCTAGAGAAAATGGTTAGGTCAATCGACTACCCTGTCCGCAATCTGCTTATTGTCGACAATGGGAAACAGTTACAAAGTATGGGCGGGAACTTAACATATGCGAACGAATACGTCGGTGAGTTTAACGTATTAAGTTTGCCCTCTAACCTTGGGGTTGCCGCCTCATGGAACCTCGGGATAAAACTTTTCCCCCACGACGACCGGTGGTTTTTTGCTTCTAATGACATGAGGTTCGACCCAGGCGACCTAGAGGCACTCTCAAAGGCCAGGAGAGACGCTGTAACGCTCTCTAACTACTACCCCTACTTCCACACCTTCGCGTTAGGTGAAGCCGTTGTGGACGAGGTGGGGCTGTTTGACGAGCGTTTCTATCCAGCTTACTTCGAGGACACAGATTATATGCGCCGGTGTGAAATAAAAAACATCCCTGTCGACCGGGTAAATGTTGCACGCCATCATGAAAACAGTTCGACGATTAACTCTGACCCAAAATTGTTGTCACAAAATGGGGTCACTTTTCAACGCAACCAAAAACTGCACAGTAAGAAACTCGCTGCGGTTGACGATACTTGGTCTTGGAGTTTGCGCGATCGGCGAGCGGGGGAATGGCTACAGGTAGACTAGAGCTCGGAGGCTTACTGTGGCGATTACTAATGGTTATTGTTCCCTAGCGGATATTAAAGCGGCGTTACGCATCACTGACGACATTGACGACACACTCTTAGAGTTGTGTATTGAGTCTGCGTCTCGGGACATTGACGGCGCAACCGAACGTGTGTTCTATCAAGACACCGACGAGGTTCGAACATATGTTCCAACTGATTCTTTCCTGGTAGAAATTGACGACCTGGTATCTCTAACTACGCTTCGCACTTCCTCTGGCGGTGTGAACTTTGACGTGACTTGGAGTGAAGACGATTACCAGTTGGAGCCGTTGAACTCTCAAGCGGGCGGGCTGGTAGTGCCGGCTTCTAGAATCCGCGCCATCGGGTCCTACCTGTTTCCCGTTTTCGAACCTTCTAACATAAACGCACAAGAGGCCACAGTTGAGGTCACAGGAACCTTCGGGTTCTCAAGTGTCCCCACTGCTATACGCCAGGCCACAATTCTTTTAGGCATGAGGCACTACAAGCGTTACGATTCCCCGCTCGGTATTGCCGGCTTCTCCGACGTGGGCGCTGTGCGCGTGTCACGTATTGACCCGGATGTTGAGAATCTGATTGCGCCGTTTAAGAAAGTGAGAATGGCGTGAGTGATATCACTGCCATGTCGCAGGGTATTGCTAACAACCTTGCCAGAATTTCAGGCATTCGCACTTACCCCGAAATTCCGGACAACCCTGCCCTGCCCGCTGCTGTGGTTTCTTTGGTATCTGTCGATTACGATCAGGCCTTCGCCGGTGGTCTGACGGATTACACCTTTGAGGTGACTGTCATTGTTTCTAGGGTCACTGAGAGGCGAGCGCAAAAGCGCGTACACGATTTGGTGCAAACCGGGTCCGGGTCTGTCAAAGACGCTATCCAGTTTGACCGGACTCTCGGCGGTGAGGCGTTCGATTGTGTAGTGACCGAAATGAATAACATCGCGTCCGTTAGTATTGGGGATATAGAGTATTTGACCGCGGCGTTCATCGTCGTAGTTCGAGCAAACTAAGGAGTAAAAGCCGTGGCGAAATTCGTGGCGACCGACGTAAAGACAACCATCAACGGGGTCGACTTCAGCGACCACATTGCGGCTGTCACATTAGACATTTCAACAGACGAAATTGAAACCACGGCGTTCTCGTCCGTGGGTTTCCGGACTCGTATTGCTGGTCTAAAAGATGGGTCCATTACTTTGGACTTCCACCAAGACTTTGGCACTGCAGGTTCCAACGCTGTTGACTCAACCATTTGGAACAACTTCGGTAGCTTGGCTACTGTTGTGGTTTCTCCGACCAGCGGTTCTGTGTCGCCTAGTAATCCTGCGTACAGTGGGGTCTATTTGATTTCACAGACAACCCCGCTGGCGAGTAGTGTCGGGGATCTCGCAACCCAGAGTCTGACCTGGCCCACTGCAGGAACCGCGGGAATCACACGCGCAACTTCCTAATTTATGGTTAGAATAAGAGCATGGAACCTATTGCTCTTACCGTAAATTTTGCCGACGGGTCTAAAAAGACTGTCACTTGTATTGCTGCCGATTTGATTGCGTTCGAAACTAAGTTCGATTTGAGCGTTGTCAAACTGGAGCAAGACTTGCGTCTGACACATTTGTTCTATCTTGCATGGCACGCGACGAAACGTGCCGGGGATACGACGGATGAGTTTGAGAAGTGGACCGAGTCCGTTGCGATTGTGTCACAGGCTGAAGAAAAAAAATAAGGGGGCTAGGAGCCTCTAGCCTTCACTGGATGATCGCTTCTATGGCGGTCGAGACTGGCATTGCGCCTTCTGAGTTGTTGAGCTTGGAACCGCGCATGTTGTGGACCATGCACCGGTATATGGTGTCTAAATCGCAGAGGCAGGCTCAGCGGTAAACTAGGGCATATGCCCCGTGCCGGTTCTCCAGAAATTTTGTCGTTTGATATTCGCGACTTGGACATTGACCGTGCGCTCTATCACCTGCGTAACACTGATAAAGATTTATACAATCAGATGCGCCGGGATTTTCGTACTGCTGTAAAACCGATTGCGAAAGAGCTGCAGGGGAATATCCCTCGGGGTGGTTCGCCTTTGTCGGGGATGTCTCGGTCGCCGCGCAAGGCTCGCACGATGAAGAGTGCCGATCAGAGGTCGCCTTATGTGTGGAAGTTGCCTGCAACAAAAATTGACATCGGGAGCAGACGTAGCGGTAGACGTGGCACTAAGTCTGTCGCACGTATTCAGTTTCTGGACAAGCGACCCTTCTCGGCGTTCAGCATTTTAGAAACGGCAAGGCAGTCAAGTACCCCACGTGGCCAAAACATGATCGCGGGTATTACTTCGAAGTTCCCCAACAATGGCAAAGGGCGTTGGGTTATTGAACAGTTTTATGATCGGCGCCAAGAAATGGTGCGTATCGGTAGGCGCGTAGTGGCGAAATATAGTCGCTCGATTACTAAAAAAATTGCAAGTGGAAAGGTCTCCATCTGATGGCTATTAGTCTGCCGATTGTTTCCTCTTTTGATAACCGGGGTTTGCGTAGGGCGAAAGATGCTCTGCGTAGTTTTGGTAATTTTGCTGCCGACATTGGGAAGATTGCGGCGGGTGCTGTTACTGCTGTGGCTGTGGCTGGTGTGCGTGAGGCGGCACAATTCGAGACTTCGATTGCGAAGATTGAGGGTTTGGTAGGTGTTGGTGGGGAGGCTCTTGATGAGCTTGCTGGTGCTGCTAGGCGTTTAGGCCCTGAGACTGGTCGGTCGGCTCAGGAGGCGGCTGATGCGTTGTTTGTTATTACGTCGGCGGGTTTGCGTGGGGCTGATGCTGTTGAGGCGTTAGAGCTGTCTTTGAAGGCTTCTACTGCTGGGCTGGGTGAGACGCAGGATATTGCGCGATCTGTTGCTGGTGCTATGAATGCTTATGGTGCTGAGACTATTGATGCGGCTAAAGCGACGGATGTGATTGTTGCTACTGCTCGTGCCGGTAACTTTGAGACTTCTCAGTTTGCGTCGGCTATTGGTCGGGTGTTGCCGTTCGCGCAACAGGCTGGGGCGAGTCTTGAGGATATGGGTGGCGCTGTTGCGCTTTTGACTAGGACGAATGGTGATGCGGCGCAGTCTGTGACGCAGGTGTCGTCTTTGTTTAGGGCTTTTGTTATTCCGACTGAGCAGGCTAAGACTGCGTTGGCGAATGTTGGTTTGTCTGCTGAGGATATGCGGACTGCTATTGCGGAGCAGGGTTTGCCGGCGGCGTTGGACATGCTTGAGGACAAACTGGGTGGCAACCGTGAGGAGCTTGGTCGGCTTCTGGGTTCGAGTGAGGCGGCGTCTGCTGCGTTCCAAATTTTGGATGCGGATTCGGGGACGCTTGCTGAGACTTTTGGTGTGGTTAATGATGCTACTGGTATCACTAATGAGGCGTTTGATGTTGCGGCTGATACTGCGAGTGTGAAGTTTGCTCAGGCGATGGGGACGGCTCGCGAGAGTTTGCTTGTCATTGGTGAGGAATTGTTAGAACGGTTGTTGCCGTATCTTGAAAGATTCAGCACCTTTATGGAAGAGAACGGGCCTGCAATTGAAGAAGGTTTCGATAATATCTTTACTGTTGTCGAACGTGTTGCAGAGGGCGTCGGTGAGTTCATTGAAAAGTTGGTGGGCAATGAATCTTTCCAGGAGTTTCTTTCTACTTTGGGGACATGGTTTGAGAATACTTGGCCGATTGTTGAGGAGCTTGTAGCGCAAATTGGGGATTTGGCTGTTTCGCTGTTTCCAATTTTAACCACTGCAATTGAAACCGCATTGCCAATTATTGAAAGTGTTGTAAGCATTTTTAAAGACCTGGGTTTCTTCCTAGGGGTTGCCTTAGAAGAAATCGGATTTTTGCAACAAGAGTTCCCGCTGTTGCAAGCTACCTTTGAACTTGCTACTGGACCTATTCGCCTTTTGGCTGCAGCCTTTGAACTTTTGGCTAATGGCTTGCGGCGAGTCCGGGAGGAGTACGAAAAGTGGAAAGGCTCTAACGCTCCCGACGAACTTCTGCCCGGACCTATAACAGACCAGAATGTTCGCTTACCGGCACCACAGACTAGGGCTACGGGTGGCCCTGTGCAAGCCGGACAAAGCTACCTTATCGGTGAGCGTGGTGCTGAAATGTTTGTACCCCGCCAGGATGGTTCTATTGTTCCTAACCACAGGCTTGGTGCTGGCGGTGGTGGCGGTATTTACATTACGGTGAACGCTGGTATGGGGACGAATGGACCCCAGGTCGGTGAGGAGATTGTGGCTGCTATTAAGCGGTATGAGCGGTCTAGCGGGCGGGTGTTTGCTAGTGCGTAGAATGGAATCGGGAAGGATTTACTGATGCAGGCTCCAGGTGAACTTGATTTGACTTTGTACCAGGGTGCGACTTTTGATTATGAGTTGTCGTGGTCGGCTGCTGGTTCGGCGGTGGATTTGACGGATTATTCGGCACGTATGCAGGTGCGTCCTTCGTATTCGAGTGGGTCTGTGGTTGTTGAGTTGACGTCGGATTCTGGGATTGTGTTGGGTGGTACGGCGGGGACGATTGAGTTGGGTTTGTCTGCGTCTGCTACTGAGGCTTTGGGGTTTACTTCTAGTCGGCAGTTTGTTTACGATTTGGAGTTGGAGTCGGATTCTGGTGTGGTGACTCGGTTGGTGCAGGGCCGTTTTTTTATTGATCCGGAGGTTACTCGGTGACGACTGTCAATGTGACGACAGTTGAGAATGTGGTGGAGGTTATTCGGCCTTCACCGCAAACGGTGACGACTGAGAATGTTACGGGTGCGACTGTTGCTGTTGCGTCTGAGCGTGGCCCTCAGGGGCCGCGGGGTTTGCAGGGGCCTCAGGGTGAGCCGGGTGCGGATTCGACTGTGCCTGGGCCTACTGGTCCGCAGGGTGAGACGGGGCCTGCTGGGCCTACTGGCCCGCAGGGTGTTAAGGGTGATACTGGGGATGTTGGGCCTGCGGGTGCTACGGGTCCGCAGGGGCCGGCTGGCCCTGAGGGGCCGGAGGGTGCGGCGTCTACTGTTCCGGGGCCGGAGGGTCCTACTGGTGCGACTGGTCCTGCTGGTCCACAGGGGGACACTGGTCCTACGGGGGCGACTGGCCCGCAAGGGCCGGAGGGGCCTGCTGGGCCTCAAGGTGAGGCTGGGCCTACAGGTTTAACTGGTGCTCAAGGTCCGGCTGGTGACACTGGGCCTCAAGGGTTACAGGGCGAGACGGGCCCTCAGGGTCAGCAGGGTGTTAAGGGTGATACTGGGGATGTTGGGCCAACTGGCCCGCAAGGCCCTCAAGGTGAAACGGGTCCGCAGGGCATCCAGGGTGAGACTGGACTGACAGGTGCCACAGGTCCAGAAGGGCCAGAAGGTCCGCAGGGAATTCAAGGCGAGACGGGTTCAACGGGCGCTACCGGCCCGCAGGGAATACAGGGCGAGACCGGTCCAACGGGACCTCAAGGCCCGCAAGGTTTACAGGGAGACACTGGGCTTACAGGTCCTCAAGGGTTGCAAGGTGAAACCGGCCCGACAGGTGCTCAAGGACCGGATGGCGATAGTGCTTACACGGTTGCTGTTGCGGAAGGTTTTGTTGGGACTGAGGCCGAATGGTTGGCTTCACTTGTTGGGGCTACTGGACCACAGGGACCACAGGGTGATACTGGTCCTACAGGTGCTCAGGGTATTCAAGGGGATACGGGTCCTGAAGGTCCGCAGGGTATTCAGGGAGAGACTGGCCCGCAAGGCCCTCAAGGCATTCAGGGTATTCAGGGTATTCAAGGTGAGACGGGTGCGACTGGTCCGCAGGGAGAGACGGGTTTAACTGGGGCTACGGGTCCTCAGGGTCCGCAAGGAGACACTGGTCTGACCGGCCCAACGGGACCCCAAGGGCCACAAGGTATTCAGGGCGAGACGGGTGCCACAGGGCCTACTGGGCCGCAAGGGGTAAAGGGAGACACTGGGGACACCGGGCCTACGGGTCCTACCGGACCACAGGGACCACAGGGTGAAACTGGTGAAACTGGTGTTGTTGCGGCTACTTCACCGATCCAATATAACGCGGGTACCAAAACAGTCAGCATTGATGCTAACGCTGGCGGTATCACCATTAATGGTTCATCTGTTGCTTTGGGTGGGACGATTGTTGTTGAGGCGAGGCTGGGATGAGTAAACCAGACGTAACGGTTGAGGTTGGCATTTTTAATGGGTTTCAGTTGGATGACCCTGAGTTCGGCCTTTTGGATACCGGTGTGTTGGATGGTGGGATTGATTACACCGAGGTTCCCCAGGGTCTAGTGTCGGTGTCTACGTCTCGGGGTCGTAATCGGGATATTGGGAAAACATCAGCAGGGTCACTCTCGGTTTCGTTGCGGAATGAGGACCGGTTTTTTGATCCGTTGGCTGGTTCGGCGTTTTCTAGTTTGGTGCGGCCTCGGTTGCCTATTCGTGTTAGTGCGGATGGTGAGCGGGTGTTTACAGGGTTTGTGGATGATTGGGATTTCACGTATTCGCCGGGTGGTCAGTCTTCGGCTTCTGTTGAGGCGACGGATGGGTTTTCGCGGTTTGCTCGAAACATTAATGGTGGTGGGTCTGCGGTTGTGGAAAGTTCGGGTGCGCGTTTGGAGCGGGTGTTAGACCAGTTGGAGGTGAACTGGCCGGCGGGTGAGCGGGATATTGATACTGGTCAGGCGACACTAGCGGCGGGTGTGCTTGAGGGTGAAGCGCTCGGGTACATGTTGGATGTGGTGGAACAGTCTGAGCTTGGGTTGTTGTTTATGTCGAAGTCTGGGGATGTGGCGTTTCGGTCGCGTTTGTTGGCGACGGTTTCTGATCCGGTGAGGTTTGCGGATGACGGCTTAGGTGTGCCGTTCTCTGGTGTGGAGATTGAGTTTGGTGCTGAGGATTTGGTTAATCAGGCGATTATTACTGGCCCGTCTGGGACGGCTATCGAGGAAGATGCGCCGTCGCAGATTCTTTATGGGATTACGGCGGAGGAAATCGACACTCAGGTTTCTACACTTGCACAGCAGGAGGGGATTGCCGAGTTCCTCATTTCAAAGTATTCGGTGCCAGAGTTGCGTGTTCAGGGTGTGACGGTGAACATGCTCGGGTTGTCTACTGCTCAGGTGTCGGATGTGTTGGGGTTGGAAATTGGCGACCAGGTGGACTTGAAGTTCACACCTAACGGTATCCCTCCAGCGATTAGTGTCCGGTCACGCATTATTGGGGTGTCTCACGATGTGGGGTTGGCTTCCCATTTTGTGTCGTTTAGTTTGGAGAAGTTGCCGTTCGAGTTCTTCGTTCTCGATGACGCGGTGTTCGGTAAACTGGATGAGACCGATGTGGTCTTAGGTTTCTAGGGAGTAAATGTGGCGGGTCGAAAAGTTTTTACCAGTGGTGAGATTCTTACTGCTGCGGATGTTAATAGTTTCCTTATGGATCAGTCGGTGATGGTGTTTGCTGATTCTTCTGCGCGGTCGTCTGCGATTCCTACCCCGAGTGAGGGGATGGTGACGTTTCGTGAGGACCAGGATGTGGTCGAGGTTTACGACGGCAGTGCGTTTAAGACTGTGGGTGGTTTGGTTGCGGTTGAGTCTGCGTTGAAGACTGACACGTTTACTGCGTCGGTTGGTGCGGGTGGGAATGTTGCGGTGACGGATTTGTCTATTACGCATGAGGTGTCAGACCCGGCTAATAAGTTGATTATTAGTGCGTTTTTTGGGGCGGGTAATCAAGCGTTAGGACGTTTAGGTATTGCCATTCATGATGGCTCGGGACTTATTTCTGTTGGTAATACTGCGGGTAGTAGAACGAGTGTTGCTGCTGGTGGCACTACTGCCAGTGACAGTGGGGGAAACCTTGTCAATCGTATTGTGACAATGCCCGCTATTACTTTTGTGCATTCGCCTGGATCTGGCTCTAAAACTTATACGGTAAGAGCGGTAAATATAAACAACGCTACTTCTACACTTTACGTGAATCGCGCAGACGATGATGCAGACAATGCAACCCGTTCTCGGGCTGTGTCTTCGCTTGTTATTCAGGAGGTGGCGGTCTAATGGATATCCCCGCAACTATCACGGCACTATACCCTGACGCTTTGTGGTCGTTGAACGGTGACGATTACACCGGTCTCGTGTGGGACGAAAACAACGCACAAAAGAAGCCGACTAAAAAGGCCCTCGAAACTGCATGGCCTCAAGTCCAATTCGACCGGGAATATAAAGCCGTAGAAAAGGCTCGACAGCAGGCTTACGTGACAGATTCTGACCCGTTGTTTTTTGAGTGGCAACGTGGGGACGCTACCGAGCAACAGTGGAGGGATGCTGTTCAAACGGTTAAGACTGCACACCCCTACCCGACACCACCCGGAGAGTAAACGGTGAGGTTTTACAATCCGTGGCCGGAACCGTACACGGTCAACGCTAGAAGCCCATGGGGGCCTAGAAAACGCCATCCCATCACAGGTAAGTCGACTTTCCACCACGGTATTGATGTGGCCATGCCGATAGGCACACCGCTAATTGCCGGAGCCGATGGCACTGTCGCGCATAAGGGTAACGGGGCTTCAGGCGGTCACGTGCTCATCCTCAGACATGCCGGCAATTTTCACACGGTTTACTATCACTTGAAAGAGGCGTCTCATAAACGCCTTGGTGAGCCGGTGAAAGCCGGAGATATTGTGGCCATGTCGGGTAACACTGGTCGGTCTACAGGCCCTCACCTTCATTTCGAGGTTCGCCGTTCCCGTAAGTGGGGCGACACCGTAGACCCACAACCTTTACTGCAAGGCCCATTCAGAGGTCGCCCAGAAGCTCCCACACGTCCGCAAAGGCCGTCAAGGGTAGGCAAAGTCTCACCCGGTCTCGAAGGACTCAGCAGGTCATGGGTAGCCCGTGGAGCGCACGCCATTAGAAGGGGACTAGGACGATGACCGAAAGCACTGGAACCGGCGGAGTAAGAGTCTCAATGAAAGATATTTTCGAGGAAGTCCAGAGACAGGGCAGACTCCTAGATAAAATCGCCAACAGTCTGCCAGACACCGAAACACAAGTGTCCGACCACGAACAACGCCTACGCCGCCTCGAAATGCGAATGGGGTGGATATTTGGTGCACTCGGTCTCATGGGTGCGTTGGTAGGTGTGTTCAGTATTAGCCTGCAACCATGACACCGGACCAAAAGGATCGGTGGAGGGTTCGCCGGAAACTCATTTTCGGGGCCGTCATATTCGGCGCGTTAATGATTGTGGCTGGGGGGTTCGGGCTTTTCCAGGACAGGTTCACCGGAGAACTCGTTTACGGTGGCGTGACGATTATCACGGGCGCAATTAGCGCGTATGCTGGATTCGCAACATATGACGACAAATGGCATGGAGGAACGCCGGATGGAAACTGAACTATTTACTAAGACTTTTTGGAACGCTGCACGGAGGCGTTGGTTGTATCAGGTGGCCGTAGCTGCGGTGCCACTGTTGATCGCTATCGGATTTCTCACGCCTGACTTGGCACAACTGGTGCTGAACGTTATCGCTGCCGTGTTGGGTGTTGGTGCCGGCACTATGGCACTCACGAACGTAACGCCGGACAACGTGTTCAAACTTGCTATCGAGGTGCCCGAGGACGAGGACGGAGCGCCGGAGGATGAGTGACCCGTTCGACGCTATCGACAAAGTGGACGGAATCGCCATACCGATTGACCCGATGGACTTGCTTCAGTGCGACAGTTGTCAGTAAGATATCCGACGGTAGGTAAATAGCCTTCCTCTCTCGGTTGGAAACCCCTCACGGTAAACACTGTGGGGGGTTTTCCTTTACCTAAAAAAGTTGGTTCAGGCCAATTATTTTCCGAGCCAGTTGCGGATCGTCCTCCGAGTCACACCTGCACGTCTGGCAAGCTCCACCTCTGTAACGCCTTTAGAGGCCTCGTCATGCACTGCCCTTATTAGTTCACCCGTGAGTTGTTCTGTGCGCTCTATGGACCAGATACGGCGCTGTGAGATGGTGTCTAGGGTCTCGTGGCCCTCGTCTATGTTGAACGTCATGGGTACGAGTGTACACGCCGGGGTTGACATCCGCCAACAGGTCTGTATATTGGTAGACACCTAGAGAGAGGGAGTCCAAAATGGGTTACTTTAAGAATCAACTAATCGCCGACCAGGTGGAACTTGGTGACCGGCTGCCGGCACCGAAACCCGCAACCGATCATGTCGCACACGCGCTCGAAGACGGGTGGTTGACAAAAGCCGACATGGTGCACGAACACAATGAAGCCATCCGGCTAAACGTAGCAATCTGTTTCGCGCTCGCTGTGGGGATTGTGGTCGGCTTTACTGTGGCGGTGTTCGCATGATGCCGTGGATACTGTTTTTCGGTGGCGCTTTTATGGCACTGGTGTCCGGCGTTCTCACACTGTCACCTAACGGCGGTTCGATGTTGGGTGTGGTGTTGATGTTGTGGGGTTTTTGGATGATTGCGTCTAGGGATGTTCGTGATGGGCTTTGAGTTTGTCGGCAGTCATGCCACCCCAAATACCGAACTCTTGCCGGGTGCCAATGGCGTAGTCCCTACAGGTCATGAGAAGTGGACAATCTGCACACAGGCCCTTGGCCGCCTCGATAGCCTTTTCGCGGACTTCCCTATCTGGGATGTCTTCAGGGAAAAAAATGTCGGGCAACCTTTGACAGGGCACTTCACCAACTCGTTCGATGGCGAGCAGGAGGTCACTGTGGGGATGTCCGTCGTGAAACATACAATCAGTCTAGGAGGTTAAGTCGATGCAACAGTGGACAATTAAGGTCGAGTTTTACCCTGGGGAAACGTTGGAACGTGACCGTTGGTGGTGGCAAATTAAGGAATACGGTCAGATTGCGGAGTCGAGTGGTGGCCCCGATCCGGAGTTTATTTGTGAGGACATCGCGGTTGCACTAAACAAGTTGATGGAGCTGCCGTGATTCCTGCCGAACGGTTCCTCGCTAACAAGGCTGACGATTTCGAGGCGTGGTTGGAGGCTCGGAGGTCGGGTGTGACGGCGACTCAGGTTGCTAACGCTGCCACACCGGCAGGCTTCGAACGGGCCGCAGCCGACTTCCTCACGGAATGGCGAGAGCCGGACAACCCCTACATGAAGTTTGGTCGGGATTGGGAGTCTCATATTGCGGACTATGTGGACGAGGCGTTTCAGGTGCGTCCGAATGAGTGGTTAATAGCTGGCGACAATCCCCGCCATCTTTGCACTCCCGATGGAGTTTCAGACAGTCACACTGTTATCGGTGAATACAAGACCACGGGAAAAGATTGGGGCCACGTTGACAAACTCCCACTCCGCTACAAGAGACAGGTTCAGTGGCAGTTGCACGTAACCGGCGCGCAGTCGTGCATTGTGTCGTGGTTGGTGCGTGAGGAAGTCGATGGCGAGTTTGTGCCTGCCGCGTTTTTACCGGTGGCGGGGATTGTGTTCCGTGATGAGGACATGATCGCGGAACTTGTGACTGTCGCTGACCGGTTGTGGGCTTTTGTGAACGGCGAAAACAGTGCCACATAGGCCACGTGTGTAACGGATTTTGAGGGAGGAACTAATGAAAATCGAAGACATCACTGTTCAAGTGTTGGACGAGGTGGACGAAGAACGTCAGGCCAGCCGGGTGAGGAACTTGCTTCGGTCAGAGGTGATTAAGTTGGGCCACGAGTATGCCCAAGCTCGGTTGTTGCAGAACCGATTAGAGACTAAGTGCATGTTGCGGGCTCGGAAGTTACGCATGTTGGGTTTTGAGAAGTTGGAAATCGGGGAGCTGTTTGGGGTTCCTCGTCGGACGGTTAACAAGTGGTTGAAGGGAATGGACTAATGGCTAAGATGGGCCGGCCTAGGTTGCCGGATTCTGAGCGAAAGTCACAAATGGTGGGGCTTGCTTTGCCCGCTAAACAGTATGAGCAGGTGCAACAGATTGCGGAGACAAGCGAGCGTTCGATGTCTTCGGTGGTTAGAGAAGCGTTAGAAAACTATTTGGAGGAACACAATGACTAGATTTTCGCTTGACAGCTATGAGACTGTGGAAGACCGGCACGCTCGGGCACTCGCAGAATACCCAGACCTGCGGGTAGTGATTAACAACCACACCACACCGGCGGACAGGGAACGAAACACGTGGGTTGTGGAAGCTCGCGTGTATAAGGATGCTGGTGATCAGGCGGCGGATATTCCTAAAGCAACTGAGTGGGCGTTTGAAATTGATGGCGAGGGGATGGCAAATAAAACTTCGGCGTTGGAGAATGCGTGCACGTCTGCGCTCGGTCGGGCACTCCGGTGGGCGTTTGCCGGTTCTAAAGGTCCTAGCCGTTCGGAGATGGAGAAAGTGGAACGGATGGAAAATCGAGACTGGCTGGCTGAGGCAGATAAGCTAGACGATGTTAAGCAACTCCGAGTCTTGTGGGCTCACGCTAAACAGGCCGGAGCTGACAAAGACATTCTGAAAAAGTTGGAGGCACGGGCGAGTGAACTCGGCAATAGTGAGGGCGGCAACTCGTGAAGTGTTGGAAGCGTACAATCAAGCCATCCTTCGGGGTGACCTCCAGGCGGCCTTATTTTGGCGGCCTATTGTTGTTGAAAGGTTGGGGTTGTTAGGTGGAGACGACACGGATTCTGCAGGAGTTGTCGGAGTTGACGGCGACGAGTCGGAGGGGCGTGGAGGCCCTTTTTGAGGCTGAGGAAGAACTAGCGCACGCTGAGAACGAGTTGGATGCGGTCGAGGCTAGGGCGTTTTTGGATTCTGAGGGGTCGGTGGCGGAGCGTACTGCTCGGGCGAAGCTGATCGCGGCGGATGTTCGGTTGGCTCGGGATTTGGCTAAGGCTTCGGTGAACCGGATTAAGACCAAACTGCGCGTTATTGATAGTGAGATTGTGGCGCAGTCCACTATGGCGAAACTATTAGCAGCGGAGGCCAGACTATGAAGTGTGACAACTGTGGCATTTTTGAGGCGATGGAGAACCGTGGCCTGTGTGACACCTGCGGGGATATCTTTGGGGTGCCTACGGGTTAGACTTGTTGGAACAGTTCCCCCCTTTGGCTTCCGGCTAGTCGGGGGGACTTTTTTTGATGTCAGAACTGTACCGTTTTCGGTATAGTTTTGACAGTCGCCTTTATATAAATGTGGAAGCCAGCTTTTACGTAAATATGGTAGTCGTGCCATATTTTGCTAAGTGACACTAACGGGTGGGCTAAGTGTCATTTACTTCACACCATGCCAAGGATTTGCCTCCGATGTCACAAAATTGGTACAGTTTGGGCACGAGAGAAGGGTGGAACCTATGAACAGGGAACAAATACGCAGAGCCGAACGGGTGTCCGAAACACTCCTAGAACGCCGCATGAGGACCATTGAGTCTTTGCAGGAAGCGAAACAGTGGCAACGTCCACGATCCACAAGCGGAACCAAACAACACGACCTGCAAACTAACCGTGGCGAGTACACGTTTACCGATGAACAGTTCCGTATCGCGTTGGCTTCACTTGAGAAGGCCGAACAGTGACCTCCTGGCAGGACCTAGACCAGGCTATTCAGGATGAAGGCGGTGTAGTGCCGTGTCAGAACGCCCCGGATATGTTCTTCAACACTGACGAGGGCGACCGTAGCCAATACGCGACAGCTCGCTTATTGTGTTCCGAGTGCCCGGTGAAGGATTTGTGTTTGTCGTATGCGTTGGATGCGGGGGAACCTTTTGGTTTGTGGGGTGGGTTTTCGCCTCCTGAGCGGCGGCAGATGTTGCGTCGTCGCCCAGTTGCCTAATTGTGCAAGTTGTACAACTAAGTGACGCTTTTAGGGCTTCGGGTAAACCCGCACGTCCACGCATATTGAGGGCCTTAGACGGCTTTCTGTGGCGTTTGGAAGGGGTTTGTGGCCGTTCGCACACATTTGCAAATGTCGGCGTTCGCACGCATTCCACACCGTGTCGGCGTTCCCGGACATTCTGTGGCCGGTTCGGTAGTATGGGGTTATGACTGAGCGGTGGATGATTGGGCGGGTAAGGATTATTCGTTACCCGTTACGTCGCCAAGCCATGTTCGGATGGACTTTGGTTCGGGAGGAAACCCGGACAGTGTTGGAGCTTTTCCATCGCAGGTCGATGTGGGTTTTTGAGGTGCTGCCAAAATGAGTGGGTCTGCCTCTCGGCGTAAGGGTAACGCTGCGGAAGTGGAAGTGGTGCACGCCCTGCGGAGGGCCGGCTGGGAGGCTGAAACCTCGAGGAACGCTAGGAACGGGACACAAAAGGGTGAGGACATCGTGTCCGATTTTCCCATGTCTATTGAGGTGAAGAATCATACTCGGACGGATTTGGCGGGATGGTGGAAGCAAGCGCAAGAGCAAGCCGGCACCGCCATGCCCGTAGTGATCCATAAACGTGTAGGCAAGCCCCGCGCCGAGGACTGGTGGGTCACAATGGACTTGCAGACGCTTCTCGATTTGGTCAAGGTGTTTCAGTGGGAAGAATCGGCGCAAGAGGTCATCGAGAAGATTGCTGCGGAGGTGGAAGATGTCGATCGGTAAAAAGTCGAAACTAAACCTCGCCCAAAAACGGCGCATAGTATTTGTCCGCGACGGGGAAACCTGTATAGCAAAAGGTGTGTTCGGGTTTTGTGGTGGTGATTTGACTCTGCAACATCGGGCTGGTCGGGGTATGGGTGGAAGTGCTGAACGTGACGGGTTCGACAATTTGGTCACTATGTGCATGATTCACAATGAGCTGGAAACAGCGAGCGCGGATTTTCATCGGTTGTGTGTGAAGTTGGGGTGGTCGATGCCGCGTTGGGTGCACGATCAGGGTTTCGCGGATGTGGTGCCGGTGTGGTATCCCGGCAAAGGGTGGTTTCTTTTAGAGCCGGACGGTAGGGTGTCGATTTTGGATGAGCGGACGGCGAAGACTACGATGATTAGCATTTACGGTCCGGGGTTTATTGGGGACCCGAGTGGACACCCGGCGGGGTAGTAGACTATAACTAGTAAATAAATAGAGATGACCGCCGCGGGTGGAATCGCGACGGCCATCAGAAAACCGATGAAATAGGCATCGGCTGGGTTCAAGTCTAGCCGATAGAAAGGTTAGACAAATGGACAAACTAAACACCGATGTGAGATTTAGCATCGTGCCGCAATGGTTGTTAGAGGCTGAGACCTCCGACCGCGCTATCCGTGTTTACGCCCTCATTGCAGGTTATGCAGACAGCGAGACCCTAACGGCTTTTCCTTCGAGGGAGACGCTTGCAAAGAGGGCCGGTTGTCACGTCAAGACGATAGATCGCGCTATTGCTGAACTAGTGCAAATTGGTGCGCTGACTAAGCAACAGAGGAAGAACGGGGACGAGTACAGTTCGAACCTCTACACGATCAGGAGGGTACCCCCACAGATGTCGCCACCTAGGGACACTGATGTCGCGGGGGTAGGGACACCGGTGGGGCTACCTGGGGACACAGATGTCCCACTAACTAGAACCACCGAACTAGAACCAATTAACAATAACCACTTAACTATAAGCGCAGATAAATCTGCGAAAACGAATCGTCCTCATCGTTTACCTGAAGACTGGTACCCATCCCAACGGTTGCTAGATATGTTCCCCGAAAAGTGGCCATCACTAGACCCGGAATACGAGATAGAAAACTTCATCAACTATTGGCTAGGAGAGGGTAAGCCTAAAGCCGATTGGGATCGCACGTTCCAGGGTTGGATGTCAAGGAATGAAAAGTCTTCTAAGCCTCGCGGTGGTGCTGGATGGGTGAAACCGACAGCAGCGCAGAGAACCGCCTCCCTATATGCCAAATATAAGGCCATAGAGGATGCGGAAGAACAGCCGATGAAGGGTATTGGCCAGGGTCCAGATTTTAGTTCGATGTTGAAAAGGGTTGACTAATGAAAAAAAGTGAGATGGTTAAGATTTTGACGATGGTTTCGGCTTTGGATGGTCGGTCGTCGGATGACATGCAAGTAGAAATGTGGATGCGATTGTTCGACGGGTGTTCCTTCGAGTCTGTTGAGGCGGCGATTATTCCGGCATATAAGGAATCCGATAAAGGGTTTCTAACGGCTAAGCAGGTGTGGGATGTTATGCGCCGTGAGGCCAGTCAGCCCAAACCGAATCAGTGGGTGAAGGATTTGCATCAGATCGGGGAACATTTTGCGTGCACTGCGGAGGATTGTGCCCGTTGGGATGATGAGGCTAAGGCGTTGACCGAATGAAACCGACAAACTATGCCGAACTAGAGGCTTTTTATATTGCGTTGGCTAAAGAGAATCCGTGGGCGACTATGGTGAGGGCTGGGGAGACGGTGAAGGGTAATGCGATGTGGCGGCAGATGTCGCCCGAGGAGTTGGACGAGTCAGCTCGGAGGGCGGCGGCAGAAATTGGTTGGGATGTGCCGGAGGCAGTGTTCGAATAGTTGCGCCTAACTGTGTAGTGGTGTACAGTATGAAGTACCGAGAAAGGGAGACAAAATGCAAACAGTTACCGCTTCACTTACAGGCCAAGGCGTAGAAGCCGGCAAAACCTACAACCTGGACGACATTCACTTGGAGCCTCACCCGTGGGGCGTTATCTGCCGAGTAGTTGTCAGTGACGAATCTGGTCAGACGTTCAAAGTCAATAGTGCTCAGATTATGTTTGACCTTGACGTGTCAGCGATGATGGCCTAATGGAGGGCCTGCCGATGTGGTTAGAACCGTTAGAACCTATGAGTGCCGATGCGATCGCGCTCATGTGTGATGCTGACCGGAGGCCACGCGATGCCGGAGAAACCCTCATTGTTCGGATTAGTCCGCTACCATAATTTGTGTGGCGAGGATTAACTGTGTTAGGTGTGGGTTTGAGTGGGAAGTTGCTACTCAGCGAAAGCCGGAGAACTATTGCCCGTCATGTCGTGCACGTGAAATTCAAACCGTGGACATTGGTGGGGATAAATGTCACCCGTGGCATGGCAGATTTGACGTGGATCAAGTAACACCGATAACTGAAGATGGTGAAGTGTTTAGACCGGGCCGCAGGTTGTGTGGTCATAGTGACTGTGTGAACAGTCGTCACATTGTAGAAGGAGAGTAAGAATGGCTATTCAGATTGAGTTTGAGGGTTACGTGAACGAGGTAAAACCGTTCGATTGGGGGACGGTGTATAACGTGGGGCACCGTCAGGTGATTAAGAATGCGGCGGGTGAGTGGGAGACCGCCGGATACGACTACTTCGACGTGTCCACCCAAAAGGGGACACCAGAGGTTGCGAAGGATACGAAAGTTCGAGTCAAGGGGACCTTGAAAACTAAACGGTTTGACAAGAAGGATGGGTCGAAGGGGATTGCGTTGCAGGTGCGCGCGGTCGAACTGGAAGCCCTTGAGAAGAAGCCGGCGACGGTGCCTGAGATGCAACAGGTGTGGCCGGACTTGAAACAGGTCCCGGCAGATAACGCGCCCTTCTGATCGGTAGGCTTGGTGTGTAAGTCTTGACCGGTTGGATTGAGGCTAGATTAGGTCCCGTTTCGGCGGGACTTTTTCTTTGCCCGCGACACGCCGGGACAGTAAAAGCCGGTAAACTGGTGCAAGCGTGATTAACCTGGAAACATAAACCAGGGAGGACAGCAAATGCTAGAGAACCTATTAGAGGCCAAACGGGGCAACCACGGCCCCGGCGGTTGCAAGGTCGCCAAACTGTTCGAAAAAATCGAAACCAAGGATGCAGACATTCTGTCCAACGTCCTCGAAAACGAAGACAACTACTCCACGCTAGGAATCTTCAAAGGTCTACGTGAGTCCGGGATAGACGTCGGTTATGGGAGCCTTCACCGGCACCGTAGAGGCTTGTGCGCGTGTTGGAGGCCTAATGCTTGAGAACTTGGAATCGGCAGCACAGGTGAAGTCGAAGCAGAAGGTGACACCGGCGATCGAGTTCGACGGCCAAGAGGGGACAGCGGTAACACCGGGTTACGATGCTGAGCCGGAAAACTTTGACGAGTTCCTCATCGACGCAGGCCTCGACCCTGCAGATATCGAAGTGATCCCACCCGTTCGCACGTCCCGTTGGCAACAGCAGAAGGATGGCGACCTAGTTTGGCTCACCTCCTACCGTTTCACCTTTAGACGCCGGAAAGGTGAGATAGACCTACCTCTAGTCATGGCTAACGCTCGCAAGAAAGCGAAAAAGCCGACACCCAAGGCCACAAATGACAGCGCTCTAGTGGTGCTTTGGTCTGACCTGCAGTTAGGCAAGGTAGACGTCCGTGGCGGCACACCTGAACTGTTGGAACGTATTGAGCTGACCAAGGCGCGACTGTGGGAGATTGTGAAGCGTGAGAAGCCGTCACAGGTTATCTTCGCAGACCTAGGCGATACGGTCGAGAACTTTCAGAATGCGGCAGCACAACAACAGCTCGCAACTAACGATCTGAGCATTATGGAGCAGGTGGATCTCGCAACATCGTTGGCGTGGGAACACATCCGATATCTGGCAGAGAAGGTGCCACAGGTCACCTATGCCAGTGTAGGAAGCAATCACTGTCAGTGGCGGTCTAATGGGAAGCCGATAGGGAAGTCCACAGACGACTGGGGTGTGTTCATCGGACGACAGTTAGCGCGCCTCGCCAGTGAGACCGGACACGACAACATTAGATTCCTGGAACCACAACCACACCATGAGTCACTCGCTGTCGATGTCTTCGACGACGGCTTCCACATCCTCGGAATAGTTCACGGTCACCAGGTAGCACGCCCTGACAGGATGCCCACATGGTGGCGACAACAAGCCTTCGGAGCTCAACCCGTAGCAGATGCTTCCATCCTCGTACATGGACATTTCCACCACCTTCGCATCCTCGAAATGGGGTCAGTGGATCGTGGTGAAAATCCGGCATCACGGTTCCTCATCCAAGCCCCCACCATGGACAACGGCTCTAGTTGGTTCCGCAAATTCTCTGGTGAGGATTCCCAACCGGGCTTAGCCGTATTCACCCTAGAACGCGGCACAGACTTCACCGGCACAGTCCACAAAATATAGAGAAAGGTAAAACCATGTCAGACAATGAAGCAATGCTTACCCGCCTAGCACAACACCGTGAACGCATGGCAGAAGCCGGCAACCTCACCACAGCCCGCTTCGACAAATCCCAACAAAACCTGCTAACACAAGAAATCGTGGACTACTGGCGCGATATGTCCGCCTATTACGACCGAGAGCATGACGGGTAGATTTAACAAACCCTGTCTCAAATGTGGCATCCTCACAAAAGCCGGCAGCTACTGCGAAACACACAAACCGGTCAAAGAGGACAGCCCACGCCGTAAAGCAATCAAAGCCGAACGTTACGACGCAACCTACAAAAGGTTAGCAAAACACGTCCGAGCAACCACAACCCAATGCCACATCTGTGGCGGACCCTGGCGACCTAACGATCCATGGGAAGCCGACCACGTAGACCCAGGCAACCCCGACGCCAAATACTTACTCGCCGGTGCACACAGGTCATGCAACCAAAAACGTGGAAACAAAAAAATAAACCCACCAGGGTAGGGGCACCCCTCCGGCAGGGTCACCCCACAAACTTTCACACAACACAACCCCAACCCACCAAAACAGAAAACATTCGACTACCCCGATGGGAAGCCGAAACACCTCGCCTCACAGCAAAAACATTTTCAATACCCACCGGGGGGGAGGGTAGCCCCCCACCCCCTACCCACACACACCACAACCCACAACCAACACACACCACCCCCACCCCACCACCACACCACCACACAACAAAAAAACAAAACCAAAAAACTTTTTACACCACAACAACCACACCCCAACAGGGGGTAGGCGTACCAAAAGGGAGTGGGCTAAATCCTAAAAAGGGAAACAGAATGTACCCGACGCCCCATTTCCTCCCTT